TGCTCCAATTCGTCAGCCATGACGATCAGGTGGTGGTGATACGGACGCCGGACAGGCCGACCGGGCGCAGGACGTGGGCACCGAAGTATCCGAACACCGCGAGCTCGATGTTCGCGGGTCCCGACTTCTCGTTGTACTGGAACGTGAGCAGCGGCGACTCCCACACCCACGCGTCAGCCGAGTTGATGTAGATGATCTGCGCATCGCCCGCGGCGGTGCCGGTCATCGCCCACGCCGGGACGTGGCTAATGCCGTCGACGAACCAGGCCTGCCGCGCGGCGTTACCAACACCGGCAGTGTTCTGCGCACCAACCGACGGCAGCAGCGGACGCCCGTCATTACCCTCAGCGGTGGCCAGCCGGGTCGTGGCGTTCTGCCCCATCACCGCAACATCGGGCGCGGCGAAACGCTGGAACGGGTACTTCGCCAACCGCTCCCGCAGGTGCTTGATCAACGCCTGGCCGCCGGCCGCGGAAACAGCGGCCACGACCGTCGACGCCTGAGCACCCGAGGGCACGTTGTCGCCGGTGATGGTGCCGCCGACACCGTTGGCGCCGTTGTACAGCGTGTACATCTTCGCCTCGGTCTGGCGGGCGTACGATTCGCGCATCGTCGCCATCGCGATCTGGTCGATCGCCGGGTTCGACGAGTCCACAATCTCCCGGGTCAGGACGAGCCGACCCGAGATGCCGCCGGGGGTGACGGTCTTCGTGGTCAGCGAGACCGATCCGTCAGTTGGGTTGGTGCCTTCCACGTGGTCGGCGGTCGCGCCAGTCGACGAGGTGAACACCGGCACCGTGAACGGGCTCGCGTTGTCGATCGAGCCACGCGAGGCCGCATTCACCAGCGGCCGGCCGCGGAGCAGCTCCGAGACGTACAGGTCGGGCCGATACCCGGGCGGGATGATGGCCGACGCAGTTCCGGTCGTCACCGTCGCGAAGTTCTGCGTCGAAATCTGCGCCATCGCCAGCTTCGACATCTCCTCGGTCTGCAGCGCGTACTTGCGCAGCCGGTCCTTGGAGTCGTTGTCATTCTGCGTCTGGGCGTAGTAGGCGTCCCGAACCAGCGAGTGCCCGATGCCGGCGAACGCGTACACCGGCTCCTCCCGGGTCACCTGGAACCGGGCCGCCCGCACGGCCTGCGGGCCGTCGGCCTGCGGCGTGGCCAAGTTCTCCAACGCGGCCTTGAACCCGGCGGACACCGAATCGCCGATCGACTTGCCGAGCTCCTCGGTGAGCTTCTTGTGAGATTCGGAGGTGGCCTCGGTGAGCTTCGTCAGATGCTCGGTGAGGTTGAACTCTTCGGCGGCCGGCTGGCCGTCCTGGGTGACCGTCTCGGTCGCCATGGCATTGTCCTTTCGCTGATCGAGTGATGCGGCGACCGCTGAGACGCGGGCGTCGTCGAACGCGGGCATCGCCGTCAGGGCGACACCTCGCAGCTTGGCCCGTTGCACGAGCCGTACCGACTTGTCAGCCGGGTCAGGCTTCCACCCGTCCCCGTCCTCGAAGTGGATTTCGACGGAGAAACCGTCGAGCACGCCATCCTCAGCGAGTGACAATGCCCTGTCTCCTTCGGCACCACGGGCGACCTGGAACGAAGCGTCCAGACCCGCCGTGGTGTTCTGCAGCCGCACCGCGCGAGCCACAGCCTGCGTGTGATCGTGGTGCAGGTTCAACTTCGTACGGCCCTCGTCGACCCAGTACAGCGACCCTTGCTCGAACCGCCACTTGGCCTGACCGTTGTTCGCGACCTTGCCCCACGGGACGATCAGGCCACTGATGGTGCGCTTCTCGGAGTTGACCCGGAACGTCTCCACAACATCCGGGGTGTCGAACAGGACGGTGGTCTCTGCATCGGTGTCGAAATTGGCAGGCACATCGGCCTCCGCTCGCTGTCGGGGTTCCTCGATCGGTACCGGGGTCGGGGTCGCCGGCGACGACGGAACTGCGGACGGAATGTCCTCCAGCGCGGCGATCCGCTCGTCGTTGTGCGCGCCGACCTCCCGGCCCAGCTTGTACACCTTCATCCGGGTCAGCGCGTCCGAACGTAGGAACCCGTCGAACTTGACCTTCGCCTCATAGCCGCGAGGCAACACGTCACGCATCGACAGCCGCTGCTCGAACGCCTTCACGTATGCCGACAGGGTGAAGTCCAGCAGGTCAAGCCGGCGCTGCTCCGCGTTCTGGTACGTCCGCGACGTCGTCGACACACCCAGATCCTCCGGGTCGATACCCATCGCCCGGGCGATCTCCAACACCGCGTGCTGCCGCTGATCGGCGAGTTGGATCTGCTCGGCGTTGAACTGCAACACCTTCGCCTCGAGCCCACCCAGATACCCCCACGCCCGGGTCCGCCGGGCCGTCTCCCACTTGGTGAGGATGGCCTCGATCTCGTCGTCGTCGGCTGGGTCCGCGCCCTCGGCCTCGGCGAAATACCCCAGCGGAAGCGGCTCCTCGGCGTACCGGCCCGCCGTCTCATCCAGCCGCAGACAGGTGCGGATCGCCCGAGCCGCGGCCTTGAGCAAACCCGGGTTCGGCGAGTCGAAACGGATCACCTGATCGTCGCCGACCGGCATACCGTCGATGTAGACCTGGACCCCGCCAGCCACCGTCGCCACGTGAACCCGGTTCACCGCCAGATGCTCGGCCTCGAGCGGGTAGCCGTGCCACCCGAACCGGGTCACCCGCCACCACGAAATCTCCTCGAACAGCAAGTCCTCGAGGGTGTGCGCGACAGTCACCGTGTTCGGCACATCCGGGTCGATGTTCCCCCCCAGCAGGTACCCGTCAGCCTCGCGCCGATCCGGGCCGTGAACCTTCAACGGCAACGCCGCGATCGTCGAACAGATCAGATTCCGGCCCCGCAACACCGCCGGCACCTGCAACGCCAAACTGCGGGAGATCCGAGGGGCGATCGAGCCGCCCTCGGTAAAGAACTCCTTCATCTCCGGCGGAATCTCAACCTCGAACCGCGCCGACGGCCGAGCCTGCATCTGCTGCGCATCCGGCACCGCGGGCCAGCGGAACAGGTCGGCGAACCTACCCACCAGAACCCACCACTATCCGAGGCCGGCGCCGCACCGGCGGCAACGTCCGCGCCAGATGCACCGCACCCGCCGCCGCATACACCGCATCCACATGACCCAACCCGCGGCGAGTGAACCGCCACGCATCACCGGAATACAACTTCTCCGCCTGCTGCACCTGCGCCGTCAACACCAACTGCCCACCATGAGCCACCCGACCGGCCACCACATGCTCAGCGAAACCCATACACACCGCCGTCACCTCAGACCTGATCGGAGCCACATCCACACCCGGCACCTCCCGCATATCCGCGGCGATCGCCGCCGCCGGACCAGTCGGGAACCACCCCAACACCCGCGCGCCCTGCTCCGCGGCCAACCCCGGCAGCCCGGCCCGCAGCTCGTTCACACACTCATCGCCAGACCACTCACCGGCCAACTCGACAGCCACCCGCCCATCAGCCAGCCGCCACGCCTGCGCCACCGACGCATGCAGCAGATCCGGCGACACCTCCACACACAGCGCCGACGCCGACCCCACCGACTCCAACCCCGCCGCATCCAGGCCCTCGCCCCACTTCACCGGGTCGATCGCCGTCGAATGCGACATGTGCTGCGACGGCCAGATGTTCAACCACTGCGCCCGGAACGCCTCCATCGGGTCCGGCTCCGACGGATCGTCCGACTGGCCCGCCAACGCGCCCCGCAACTTCGCACCGATCAGCTTTTCCCGCTGATCCGTCCAATGCGGCGACGCAGCCCGCCAAGCCAACCGATCCGACTCATCCACATCACGCCGGGCCGACCACTCGATCAGAAACAGATCATCCGGGCGGGCCAACATCCCCAACGCCTCACGACGCCGAGCCAACATCAACGACGTGGCCCGCCGGTTCGCCGTCGACACCAACCACAACTGCGGATCGACCCGCTCGGCCATCGTCGGCTCGAGCCCGTCCTCGACCACGTAGGCCCGCACATTCCACGCCTCGTCGACAATGCCCATGCCGGCCGAGTAGCCGTACACCGAGTCCTTGCCCCGCAACAACCACCGCGACCCGTCCGAAAGCAGCTCGATCTCCTCCTGAGCGTTCGTCTCCCGAACCGCGTACTCACGCCGCCGCTGCTTAGCCCACAACCGGGCCGGCCGCTGCGCCTCCCGGCACACCGGCACCGTCGACCCGGTGTGCAACACCAACTGCGGCTCACCGAACCGCCCGCCCTGATGCATCCGCCACGTCGCCAGGAACCGCAACAACACCGACTTGCCCAACTGGCGGGCCAGCGTCAGCAACACCCACACCCACACCAGCCGACCGGCCGCGTCATGCTCGAGCACCCGCAACACCATCAACCGCTGCCACCAGCGCAACTCAGCGCCGTGCTCCTCGCGCAACCACACCTCGAACTCAGGCCCATACGAGCCGACCGCACGAGGATGCGGCGCCGACATGAACCGCGGCCATGTCGCATCAGGCGGCACATCACGAACCAGATCAAGCCAAGGCACGACATCCCACACCGGATGATCCACATCGAAGCCAGCGACCGCCAAATCGTCCACAACCACGCCTAGATCATCCAGGACGAGGGAGCTCACCTAAGATCACCCCCTTCGAGGTACCTGCCGGGGTATCGCAGCGTCAGGTATACCCGGGGGGGTACACAAGGAGCAG